CAGATCCAATTGCTTGACCATCCGAAATATTACCCTCAGTGAAATTAATACTGAATGTAAAAATGGTAACCCATTTGTTATCTACTTCACTGAAAATCAAAGCCCTATTGGTATTCGCTGATCCAGTTGATGCCACATAATAATAGTAATTACTATCAGCGTGAATTCTAGCACTACCAGAACCGGCTGTTGCGGTATTGAGGACAAATCCTGTACTTTGTCTAGTGTATGTTTGATTGAAGGATGAGGGTGATAAACCACTCAAGGTAACTTCACTATAATCTGTTGAACTGCCACCACTGCTGGTGGTAATACCCACTGTACCAATAAACTGCCCTGTACTTACTCCATCAGCAACTAGACCGAAAGTACCAAAACTACAATTACTGTTTGCTAGGTCTGCCTGTCCGCCCTTGTGAACTGTGATTGCCTCATTACAGCAAATAGTAAATACTGAAACTAACTGAGCATACCCTTCATTGGTAACAGCGACACCCACACCACCCTGGTTATACTGTGTGAAGGCATCAACGTTCATAGACTTAGTCTTAACT